ATAGTTTTGACAAGTTGACCCATTGGTGTTGGTAAAATTTTCATTTTACCGTATCCATTTGGTCCGTCCATCCACATTTCTGTAATCATGTGAGACACTCGGTCCAAATTAATCTTTAAATCATCGGGATGATCCACTTCACCTAACACAGAGTATCCTGAACTAATCTGATCATTCAGTGTTTTAGTTGCTTTCGCAATTTCCTGCACCGGGTATGTTCTTTCATTAGCATTTTTAATCCCACCTTGTATACAGATACCTTTCATGTACAAATCCTTACCTTCGTTCTCGTGTAAGATCTGTAATCTGGCTTCGTTAAAAGTTAGATTCTCTCTTAGATATAGTGATGACATCCTGACTTTCTCCTTAAATCAACAATTACTTAGAAGCAATTGGTGATTTTGCTGATTTATCTGATGCATCCGCGGTGTTAGCCTTCTCTTGCTTCTTGAAAGAAGTAGATTTTGCTTTGCCGCCAGTGTTTTCAAAGTCACCTGCCATTTTAGCCGCTGTAGGAGCCGGTCTTCCTTTTTCGTCTGCTCCGCTTTTTGCTATGTTAGCCACCGTGCCGCCTGCTGATTTAACAGAAGCGTTTACTGGTGATTTTGCACCTTTGTCTGAATGATCTGCATTGTCCGCTGACTTAGGAATTTTGTATTCTTTTACAGTTTCCTTAGCTTCTTCTTTTGCTTCAAATGGCATTTCGTTAGCGATTGGCTGTTCAACTGGCATTTCCAAAGACTCTTCTTCTGCTTCTTCCTCGCCGTTGTCGCCGCCCATCATTTTTTCAAATTCTGCTTTTAGTTCGTCTAAAGCATCTTCCAAGTCATTAACTCTTTCTTCAGTGTTTTCAGGTTCACCTTCTTCACCTGCTTCTCCATCGGCACCCATTTCGATTCCCATGTTATCAGCGGCTTTTTCAGCTTCGCCTTCTTCTTCTGAAGATATGTCTTTAACTAACTCGTCAGTAGCGTCGCCGCCAACTTCTTCGATAGACTCTTCTTCGTTTTCTGTAGATTCTGTAGCCTCGTCTTCGATTTCTACCACTTCATCAACCTGTTCGTCTGATTTAGCTTCTGTAGTTTCGTCAACTTTAGCGTCTTCTTTTGATTCTTCAGCAGTTTCTTCAACTTTTTCTTCTGAGTTAGCTTCTTCGGATGTTTCTGCTAATCCTTCGTAGATGTCTCTAGACTTTTCTACTACGATCTCGTGGAATAAAGCTTCTGCTTTATCGTTTTCTTCGTTTATTAGTAATTCTAATAAACTTTCAAATTTATTGTTTGACATTTACACGTGCTCCTTCATTAATAAAGATTTGTACTTATAAGTGTTTGTATTTACTGGATAAGAGCCAAAATAGTAGAGTAATTGGTGCAAAAAGACGGATTTTGGCTAGGTCTTTATCTGCAGGTCAAATTTCGACAGCAGTTCCTCTGTAGATATGTTTTTAAAGTTACTATTAAATTCTAAATCACGAGGTTTGAACCCGGTTTGTGGTATTACCCTATAAAATTGTGTCTTGGGAAAATCCTTTAAAACTCGTTTAGTTTGATTCAACCAGTTTCCGTAAAAAGTAGACGAGTCGTTACTTTTTTTATAGTTACGAGTATCTTTAAACACATTATTAAATGTATAATTCTTATTTTTTGAATTAACTGTATGCCCTTCGTAGTCAAAACCTAGCACATATATATGCTCCTGCCCTTGCTCAGCGGCCATTCTAAGTGCAGTTGGACCTGATGACCATCCCAAACTTGGTTTAAACCAGTTAGCATGATTTAATATTTTAGGATTTTTATCGTATTGATTGTTATAGTTTGACCATACTTGATTGGTTAATGGATAATCGCTTTCAAAAATTTCATGCACCATCTTAGGATCTACAGCTATAAGGTAATGTGGAGTAGCAGTTCTGTATACACCGTTGCATGCAAACACAGTGCCGTGGGCTTTTAACTCGTCTATTACTATGCCTTTGCGAGATTCGCCGTTACCTAGTACAAACGCAGTCTTCATTACAAAGATAAGTTATCGTCAATCTGTGGCTGAGCGTACATTTTCTGAACGAACTCTGACTCTGCTTTTTGTTCTTCGTCATGTTGTTCCGATGCTAGTCTCATTTTATTAATATCTTTGAGTTTTAGTCTTGTTTTTCTTGTGTCGCCGGCATCCAGTACTGATATATCGTCCTCAGCATTGTAATTTTTTTGCTGTTCTAATCCTTGGTCACCGTATTGAAAGATTTCAGTCAATTTCATACTCGTATTTATTATAAAGTGCCGCCGCCCGGCGTTGACCCTGGAGTTCCGCCGCCCTGTTGTCCACCACCCGGTTCTCCCGGTTCTGGTGCACCCTCGTCTGCTGTTGGCTCTTCAAATTGATCTATATCTGATGTTATTCCTGCTTGGCTCACTCCAGCAGTTCTCATCTGTGTTGATTTTGTTTGTTTTTTCTGGGCAACATCATTTTCTTGTGCCCATAGTTCGGCATTTCTTGCCATTTCTTCCTCACTTAATCCTAGGAATCTTTTTAGAGCAAATCTTTTACTCATATAAGGCAGTTCTGCTACCTGTGTAAATGTTGTAACTCTTGCTTGGTCCATTTCTGTTTGCCTGTACTGAGCAAAGTTTTGAGGTGGGTTCATTTTTAGTTCAAATACAGAATTATCAATAGTGTATCCTTTATTTTTGATCCAAAGTTTAAACTCTTCATCAAATATAGGAGCGACCATTGACTGCAATCGTTGACAATATTTGTTAAATCGCAATTCTTGAATGTATGCTGTTCCAACTCTTCCATCAGTGTGTGATTGCTGAGAATCATCTGGACCTGTTGGCAAATATGAACTGGGAATTCTCAATCCTCTGAACAATTTGTTTGTAAAGAATTTTAAATCGTCAATCTCACCCAAGTTAGTTCCACCTGGCAGTGTGTCCACTTTAGATCCTCTACCTTCTGCTGTCTGTGGAAAGAAATAATCTTCGTTTATGCTCATTGGGTTGTAAGTTGCATCTATGAAGTTTGCTCCACCTGACGAACTTGGAATTCTTCTCTGATTGATCTCGTTCTTGACTCTCTCAACGAACTGCATCGCCAAGTGTGTTGGCATGTTACCTACGTCGATGTAGAACACTCTTCTCTCAGGTGCTCTTTGAACCCTGTAAATGATGATTGCGTCCTCTAATAATTCTTTCTGTTTGTAAACTTTGAAAATTTGTTCTAATATTGATTGCCCAAATGGAAATAAATTGTCCAGTCCGTCGGACAAACTCATATGAATTACATTATTAGCATCTATATTGTAAGCGTTCATTGTTTTGTAGAATCTACCACCCGCTCCGCCGGCACCGGCTAGGTTTGCTCCAGCACCCTGGTTAGCATAACTTGAACCATACGCAGATGTTCCACCACCGCCTCCGGCTAATCCACCGCCTCCATATGTTTGGTTGGGTGTTATTTGTGTAGCAGACAGTCTTTCTAAATTGGGATTGATATCTCTAATAACATACTGCTCAGGTTTCTTGCCTTCTGATTCGTTTACAACAATTCTATCAACTTTAGCGGCATCAATATATAACCATTTGTTAGTTTCCGGATCTCTTACAAAAAAACAATCACCGTATTTTAATACATTTCTAAATAATCTAAATGCTCTTTTTGAAAATTGGTTAGATTTAGTCCACTGCTGTAATGCTTTCTTTAATAATTTTACTTCCGTCTCAATAACGTCGTCTTTGAATACAATGTCAAATGGTGTTTCGTTTTCCGTGTTCTGTTGTGTGCAAAATTCTGCTAGAATATCCAATGCCGCATTCACTTCAGAGTCTGAATCCATCTGGTCATATTGAAAATATCTTTGTATCCTGTTAGGATGTCCTGTATAAACATCAGGAAGGTACGAACTGTAATTTCTTTTTGCGAATTGAGGATTTTTGTCTCCTGCTATAGGGGACGTGTTTGCATCTTTAAAGTATTTTTTCCAAGCCATAGTAATATGTTACACTTTTTTGTTCAATTGAGCAAGAACTTTATTGTATTATTCCTCCCAACCTGTTGAGATTGTTGATAGTTTTACCAGTGTTGTCTGCTGTTTTAACTGTTGCCGCCGCCACTGTTTGTAAAAACATTTCGACCTTTTTGTTTGTGTTTAATAATTCTTCTAGGTACTTATTGTTTTTAATCATATCCTGATCCACTTTTGCAACTGATTCTGACCGCACAACTTCGGCAACTTTGGCGGCAGTTTTTGCCGGCAGTACCATTTCTCCCTTATGCACTTTGGTCAATACATTGTTTGGTTCGAGAATTTGTCCTGTTTCCCCTAGTGTTCCTTTAAGTCTTGTTTCATTACTTGCAAACATACCTCCGACCGCTTGTCCTATAACAGTACCTACAACTGTTCCTATAAGAGTTCCTGCAGGTCCAAGCAAGGTACCCAGTGTACCACCAACTAATCTACCTATGGCCGCTCCCGCGGCTCTACCCCCAACAAATCCTGCCAGTCCACCAACAGTACCGCCAATACCTTGTGCTCGTGTTTTCTCATTAAATATCATAGAGATACTGCTAAGAATAGTAACAAGTGCCGCCAGTGGGCCAGCAAATTTTACAAACATTCCAAGCATTGAACCTGTTGTTCTTAAGAAAGTACCTGACAGACCTTTCATAAAAGTGGTAAGGCCTGTTTGTCCTATTCTCACACCAGCGGCAATGATTAATATTTGTGCGGCTTTGTCAAAAAGATATTTGCCTGCAAGTGCTCCGACAAATCCTCCAGCAACCACCGAAGGAAATTCTTTGCTAAAGTTGGCCAAGGAGTTACCTATCATTATAAATCCTTCATTGGTTCCACCAATCAAGCCTGAGAGCATTGGTCCAAGCCCTATCATTATTGAGGTTTGGATAGTTTCAAAACCTGCCTTCAATCTTTTTGCCGATTCATTAAATTCTGCTAGATTTTTTGTTAAACTTTCTTGAGCTATTAACTGTTCTCTGGTTGCGTTTGCTGTGTCAAGTGTAAGTGTGCTTAATGGTAAAAAAGCATTAGCAAGATCTGTTAATCCTCCTCCCAACAACACTGCCGGTTCGTTGAATTGACTCCTGAAGGTCTGAGCTCCACTAACCATTGTCTGAAGTACTTGATCTATTCCTATTCGGCCTGACCTAAATGCCAATACCGCGTCACTGAAGCCTGGAATAAGAGCTGATGCTTGTTGAGATAATTCGTCAAACTGAACTCCAGTTGCTAAAAAATTTTTAAGACTAGATCCAAGTGCCGGATTCAATTGGCTAACTGTGGCAACAAGTTGTTGTGATGCAACAGCCTGCTCTTTATTCAACCCTTGTAAGTAAGTTTGGAAAATTGCATCTGCATTCTGTTTTTTTATTTCTTCATCAAGGTTTTCTCGCTGTATGCCTGTAAGTCTGGTTAACCTATCTAATTCTTTTGCATATGTTATAGTACCGGCAGTGATTTCTGCGTCGGACATTCTGTTGAACCGTTGTTGTACTCTTTGTATATCCAGATAGGTTCCTAAAAATTCATTTAAATTTTCTGTGGTAAGACCGAGAGCCGCTAATTGTGGTATACCTTGAGTCCTCAGTTGTTCTGTAAATTTAGTTAATGCCGGCACACCTTGATTCACTGTCCCAAACAATGCCGCCAGTGTTGAAGCATTTGCCGACGTTAAATCAACAAACTCTAACAACGGCAATCTTGCGTCCGCCGCCGCCTGCCTCATTCTTATCAAACTTTGTCCAAAATCTGCACCTTGAGACGACAACTGTCTGAATATTCCAATATTAAAATCAAAACTGTTGGCAAGATCGTTAAGATTTCCCAACAAAGGCATTCCCTTAAGGCCTTCGGTAAATGTATTAAAAGTATCGGCACCTTTTCTGCCCGAATCGGAAAAGTTTCTTAGGCCGTCTTCGACAGCAGTTAATACCTTTGATACTTTTTGATATCCTTTATAATTGGCAGTTAGGCTTTCGGTTGCCTTT